GGGTATGGAAGTCGGCGAGCTGCTGCGCGCCGATGTCTGCATTCGCGCGCTGAGCGGATGTCTCCTGGACTTGCCCGCTTTGCTTTTTGGCCATCAGGTGTTCCTCACGAAGACTTCGCCTTGGAGCGACCATTCGGGTCCAAGAACACGCGGCCATCCGGTGCGATCGGCCCTGAAAGAGAGTTCGTCGGCATTGAGGTCTCGCGCAATTTTCAGCATAGACGGCTCATGCCTCATGAACGCGCCTGGAGTCCCTGTTGAGACAGCCAAGAGCACGTTGCAGCGCATTTTCCCACTTTCGATGGTGCTGGTGCCAATCACGATCAGCCCATCTCGGTTCGCGAGGCAAAGTGCATGCCCTTTCCACAGATCCTGGCGAATCTCGCTCAGGACTTCGGCCTTGATCCAACGTTCGGCGCGCGGTGCGAGCATGGACCAGAGAACCTCGAAGTCCTCAAAGAAGAAATCGGTTCCAGCAATCATGTGAGCAGCCAAAGCTCGGTGTCACCGAATTCGCTGAACAGGTCGCTCCACGCATCTTGATCTGGAATGACCACGAGGTCGATGCTGCCGGCCGAGAAGATCGGGTTCCCGTCATGCCCATCCGGGTACTGGATGACGATGCCCGTACTTGCGATCAGCGTTCTCGTGATGAGAACCCCATCCTTCAAGACCACGATGCCGTTGGGCTGGGTGAGCAGGGCGCTCAAGGTGGCCACATCGGGGGCCGTGTTCAGCGCCGCAACCTGGCGCGTGAGCTGGCTGAGCTGGTTCTGCATGTCGGCCAGCGTGGTCAGCGTGCTACTGGCGCCGATCAGCAGCAGCAGCCTCTTCAGCTCGGCTTCATCGATCTGGAACCGCGCTCGAATGTTGTCGATGCTTTGCTGGATTGCCGCAAGTTCGAGTTTCCGCGGCGTGCTGATGGCCGGGCTTCCGATGCCTCCAGTTGCCATGTCAGTCGAGCTCGTCCACGGTCTGCGCAGTCTGGGCGCTGCGCAGGCTTGATGTGCCGATCAACTCCATCTCGAAGGAGGTCTGCGTCAACTTCTCGGGAATGCGGAATTCGCTGTTGCTGGCCACCACCCGCTGATACAGCAGGGTGCCATCGACATAGAACCGCATGATGACGTTCGTGAAGTCGTCCGCTTCCAGCTTGGCAAAGTGAAAGGCGGTTGGGTGTGGAACGAGGTTGAGCTTTCCCCGCCAGCGATAGACCATCTTGTTGGTCGCGTGAGCATCGAACTGGAAGATGGTCACCGTGCTGGCTGTCACTGCGGTGCTGGCGACAGGCAAGGCCCCATCGGTCGGCTCGCTGTTCACGTCGAGCACGAGGTACAACGAATCGGTGATCGGGTTCACGTGCGCGGCGATCGCGTGGTACGCCAGGCTCATCAGGCCAAACCCCGACTGCTTGGTGTCGTAGGCATAGCCGGCGTCCGGTGTCGAGCCAGTGAACCAGAAGTGCAGCACCCCATCGTGCACGGCCGCCAGGATCGAGGAAGGGGTGAGCGCTTCCCACTGGCGCTTGGTGAAAATCAGCTCGGTAGCGTTTTTCACGTTGCCCGCGGATCCCGCGCACACCTGATAGCCGTCAGGAGAAGGGAACATCACCCCGTAGCCATCCAGGTAGATCATGCCGCGCTTCGACACGCAGGATTGAGGCTCGCCCGGCTTGCTCATCGAGTAGTTCGCGGGGTCGTTGCCGGTGGCGGTATAGACGAAGCTCTTGGTCCCGATGACGATGGTGTTGTCGATGTTCGCGATCGCCACGATGTCGGTGTCGGTCGTCAGGCGGTACTTCAGCGGCCAGGCGAACGGGTAGCCGGCCACGGACAGGCAGAGCTGGTTTCGGAAGAACCCGGCCATGATGCCGTTCGGGAGGTGGATGATGCCTTCCATGAGCGGGCTCGGCAGATCCCACAGCTCGGTCTGGAGAACATCAGGGCCGACCTTGTTGTCGGGCAAGAGGTCCACGTAGGTAGCCTCTGCAAGTGGCCGCTCGCCGACCAGCAGCAGCGCGGTGCCGGTCGCGCCGGAGACCTCGCGGTAGATGCGTTTCGTCGTGATCGCGTAGAGCGGGTCCGTCCCGCCGGGTGCCGTGGTCGGGGTTGTCACGCTAACCGACACGCCATCGGGCCGCAGGATGGTCGAGCTGGGGTCGCTCGGCGCTGACTCCCAGCCCAGGTCATTTACGAACGTGTAGACGTAGGCTGTTGCCGTGTTGGCCGGGACATATCCAGCGGCGCCGCTCGCTTTGACATGGAAGTTCGAGTAGTACGTGCGGCCAAAGGGCGACAGGTCATTGTTCACCCCGTTCCCGAATCCGCAGTAGTCACCATCATCGAATATGTTGGTCACCGTAACGGTCGCAAGGACAGTGGTGCCGTCCAATATCGAAGCGATGACCGTCTTGGTTGAATCGCTGTTCAAAGTGACTTGCGCGCGCAGCGTGTGTGTCGCAAGTGGAGGCACAGCAGCGGCGCTGACAGTTGCAATCAAAGCCCGGCCGTACAAAAACCCCCAGTTGGCAGTTTTGTAGATGCGAAGAAACCCATCCTGATACTGGACGGACAGGCCGGAGCCACCCGATGTGCAGGAAACCGCAAGACCGGCTTGAGCATCAAGCAGATAGTCTCCCGCCATGTAGAAATCGACTGTCGCGTCCACCACTGTGACGCCATTGATTCCGAAGTTTCTATATGCGAAGGCCTCTTGCCCTGGGTTCCTGTTTTCGTCGAAGGTCACGCGATAGGAGCCGGTGTCCTGCTCGACATAGGCTGATGTCGAGCCGTAGAGCGCCGTGTTGGTGATCCACTTGGTCGAAAGCTCGGCATTCGTGTCCAGCGTGTCGATCGAGAAGGTTGTCGGGGTCGAGTCCACCCCTGGTACAACGGTCGGAGCGCTTACCGGCGGCGGCACACCAAGCGGCCGGGTGTTCACTGGGTATGGTTCAGCGCCGGTGGTGGCCAGCGCATAGGTCGTGAAGCGCGGCGTGGTGTAGAGCGCGGGGCAAGTCAGAAAGGTCAGGTAGCTGGTGTCGCCGGCGATCAGCCCGCGTGCCACATCTACTTGCTGGGTCCAAGACAGCCACTTATCGTTCAACAGGTAGATCGTCTGCGCCGGGCCTGCGGCAAGAACCTTGGTCGACACAAACTGGCGCCAGCTTTCCAGATTGCCTGTCTGCATTCGAGCGTTCAGCGCTGCCTGGGCCGATGTGTCGGGCAGGTTTCGCGGCGTGATGCGCGGCGCCTCTCCGCGGTAGGTGTCGATGCTGAGTTTCATCAGAAGGTCGGCCAGGGGCCAGTGGGGATAGCGATCGGGCGCGCCACGCGGCTGACGCGGAATTGCGCCTGCCAGCGCGAAGTCGGGATGCCCTGGTTCGTGATGAACTTGAATTGCCCTGTGTACGAGGGGGCATCGCGCTCGATGCTGCCAGACCAAGTGCCAGAGCCGATAACTACCCCATTCACAGCGTATTTGAATGAGGTTCCAGACCGAACAATTTGAACGAAATTCCACTGGTCACGGACCATGTTGACTGAGGTGGGAATTTCCAGGCCGACGCCATTCGGCGCGCTGTAGGCAATGCGCAGGCCGTACTTGCCGGCCACGTAGATATCACCGTAGTGGATTGGAATTTGGCCGCTGGAGCTTACTGTCGCAGCGTCCGTAATCACGCTCTGCGTGTAGCTGCCCCCCGGTGTCGAGCTGATGTATTCCCAGAACTCGATGCTGAAGTCGCGCGAGTCAAGAACGAAGCCGGCTGAGCCGCCTTGATTCCCGCCATTTGCGTCGATATAGGACTGCCCATATTGGGTACTCAACCCGTTGAATGGGCCTGAGGCCAACGAAAACAGCGTTGGGTTTCCGAACAGAGTTTGCACGGTGGATACCGCGATGTTCCCGTTCACGTTGATGACGTTGTGCAGCCCAGACCGATCGTTGGTCAGCGAGTCGCCCTGCATCAAGAGCAGCACATTGGCAAAGTCTGGATCTGATCCGCCTCGCTTCACCGTCACCACGTGAGAGTTTTCGCCAACACCTCGGGTTGCAGCGATGCCCGCCCCCACAAGGTCAACGATGCGGACCCCGCGGTCACCTAGCGCCACCCCATTCCCCCGAATTTCGAGGTATTTCGGGAACTCCGAGGCCGAAGCCTTCGGGTAGTTCGTCTTCGGGGTGATCGCGAAGGTCATGAGAGCGTCAAGGTCACTTTGGCGGCATCGACGCCGGTTCCTCGAACCAAGCTCAAGCCCACGCCAACAATGTCGAGCACCGTCGCATCTGGCCCGCCCAGGTTCACGCCGTTGAAGCGAAACTGGATGAACTGCGGCATTGTTCCTGGCGACACCGATGGCATGCCCTGAGTTGCCGGGACGATGCCGAAGTTGGTTTCGACTGTCATGGGTCAGATCCCTTGCTGCTTGGTACGCATCATCGAGCCGCGCACACCGTTGATGGAGCTGCCCAGCGCACCGGCGTTGTAGCTGGCTTGGGCGTCGCTGGCCGCTTGGTGAATGGCATCCTGGAACCGCCCTTCGCGGACGGTGGCCTCGGTTTTGTCGATCCAGGGCATGCCCGGCAGCTTGAGTAGGTAGGCCAGCGCGCCGTCTTGCAGCGCGTAGTCCCAGCTCACCAGCAGCGTGTCGTCCAGGCTGTTTGACCCGCGCTTGGGCTGGAGAATCACGCTCACGGTCAGAGGGTAGGCGGCATCCGGGGTTGGGTGCACTGCGAACTGGCCATGCGGCACGTATTCGTAGAGCTCGGGCGTGTCGCGCGCATCGTTGGAATCCCACTCGCTGGACACTCGCGGGGTCAGCGGGTGAATGTCGGTCGCGGTCGCGGTGATGGCGATAGCCTCGATCCCCAGGATCTCGTTGTAGGTGTCGCTGCCCAGGCTGTAGAGCGGGTAGGTCCGGTTTCGGCCGATGCTGTAGGCCTGGCCTGCCAGCGTGGTCCCGCCGTAGACCACAGCAAGGGTGAGCGAGGTGTCGCTGGCCACGCTCAAAACCGTGTACACCACCCCGTTTGGGCCAGTGAACGTGTCGGGGTTCGTCACGTTGGCCAGCCATGCGGTGCCGGCGCCGGTCACCGTCGCGCTGCCGTTGGTCACGGTCACGGTCCCAGTGGCGTAGGGAGTCACCACGGGGGCAGTGGTCGAGCCGGGAATGGTCGCCTTCAGCCACCGCGACTTGTTGCACAGCTTGCGCGCCGCGTCGATGTAGGCCTGCACCAGCGTGGTGGTCGGGCAGCTCGGACAGAACTGCGCAACCGGCCCGATGATGTCGATGACGGCAACTTGGGTCATGTCAGGTTCCTGCGGGAGCGGTGGACTTCGGGGACACGGCGACTTGCGACTGCGTGCGCAGGCCGACCATCTTCTGCCACTCGTTGCGGTAGTACCCGGCCTTGGTCAAGTCCTGGCGCTGGGTGTTCTCGGCGTAGCACTCGCCGAGCACGAAACACTTGATGGCGTGCTCGAAGATGTCCGGGAGGTTGATGACCTGGCCGGCCGCGGTGATCTGGGGCGGCGTGAAACCGTACAAGGCATTCACGCTGCCGGTGCCGCTGTTGGGGGGGAACACCTCGAAGCGCAGCGGATCGCGCGCATCGGTGGTCCACTCCTGAACAACGACTTCCTGCGTGGCATTCGGCCAGTACCGATTGGCCGAGTCGAGCAGCGCGCGAGGAACCTGGGTCACGCGCCGGTTGCCCACGGTGTTCTCGTAGATGTCGAGGATGGCCGTGCTGCCGGCGGGGAGTATCTGGTGCGTGCCGGCAACCAGCGTCACCGCGGCGCGCACGTTGTAAGCCTCGGGCTTGACCCCGCAGATAGCGCGCTCGGCTTCGCTCATCAGCAGGAAGAATGTGGCATCCACCCAGGTCACGCCTGGCGTCGGGTCCAGAAGGATGCGACGCGCGCTGGTGATGATCGCGCTGGCCAGGATGGTGCCCATGTCAGAGCACTCGGGTTTCTTCGCTCAGGCCGGCCGGGGTCGCTTCCTGCGCCTTCAAGAACGCAGCGCGCAGGTTCTCGGGGTTCAGTCGCGGGTGCAGCGTGTAGCCGCGCGCCTTGCCTTGAGCGTGCACGTCCTCATCGCTCATGGCAGCGAGGTCTTCGACGCCCAAAGCCTGCGGGTTGACCGTGACACTCACGCTTTCGATGTTGGCGGCAGCGTTTTCGGCTTCCACCACCACTTCAGCGGCTGGCCGCTCCGTCGCGCCATGAACGAAGTAGACATCCGGGTGATTCCGGTGCATCAGCACCGCGGCCTGCGCCGGCACCATTTGAACATCGCCCTTGCCCGACCAGATTGCGCCAGTCGCGTAGATTTGGTCCACGTGCCGCTCGATGTCGAGCACCAGCTCGACTGCCACCATTTTTTCGTTCATCGCGTTCTCCTTGTTGGAAGGCCCCAGGCCTTGTGAGCCTGGGGCGTGGGTTGCATCAGCTCGGTGCGCCGATCATGTTGCCGCCGACCTTCAGCGTGGCGAAACCGCCACCCGTCAGCGTGCCGCCGGTGTTCAACGTCAGCTGGATGATGACCTCGACATCGAATCTGATCGGCAGGAAGCGCATCTGAAGTACGCCACCAGCCTGGAGCAGCGTCTGCCCGGCCGGCGCGAAGTAGTTGTCCACCGCGGTCAGCGTGTCGGTGGACTTGAACTTCAGGTAGCCCACGCGGAACACCGAAGTCGCGGTGGATTCCACGTCATCGGACTCCAGTTGCATGGTCACGATTTCCAGGCCGGCCGGGATGCGCCAGCTCATGGTGTCGGCCGCGGCCAGGCTGGTCACCGAAACGCGGTCCCAGATGAAAACGCCACGCCCGTCCACGGACATCGCCTTGGGCCGGGTGTAGTTGATTGCTTGCATGTCAGCCATTTGTGGCTCCTTGAAAGGTTGAAGGGTTCACGGGGCCGGAGCCCCGCTCAAGATCAGCTCGGGCGCTTGCGCACCACGCTGTCGATGACCATGACGCCATAGTCCGTGGCTTCGAGCTGGCCCGATGCGTTCGGGAGCGCCCAGCGCAGCTTCGCCTCCGTTCCCATCAGCTCACCCGCGAACTGGAGGTCACGACCGAAGTTGTCGGTGTTCTTCTCCAGCAGCGTGTAGGTTTCCTGGGACTGCTTGTTGCCGCCCGACACGCAGGCCAGAGCCTGGGCGCCGAGGAACAACGAGCGCGCAACTTGGTGGGTCGCAGGCAGGCCGGCGTTGATGACCTGGCCGGTTTCCGTGGCGGCGAGCCGGTTGGCCACCGTCACGATCGGCACTGTGTCGCTCGGGTCGAAGCGGATCGGGAAGTTCATCTTGCGAATCAAGATGTTGTTCCAGAGCATGACCTCGCCGCTGAACAGCGGGTGAGCCTTCAGGTTGCCGAACTCCGCGCGGCGCATGGCGTCGGTCTCGAACTTGCGGATGTTGTTGTTCGAGGTGTTGTCCTGGATGAAGTTGTCCCAGACCAACTGGTCCATGAAGAAGATGCCCTTGATCGGGCTGTCGCCCGCGGCAGGGTCATCCGGGACACGGATCGGACGCATCCGAACGGGCATTTCCGACCAGATCGCGGCCATTTCATCGACCACCGACAGGCGCATCACGTCCGTGCTCAGGATCGAGCCGAGCTGCAGGCCGCCCTGGATCAGCGTGCCGGCCGACACAACAAAGTGGCGGTTGTAGGTCGGTGCCTGGACCGG